GCAAACCAATGTTCAATTGCTAACATCTCACCACTTGGGTTACCCATCATCAGATAGTCAAACAGGATTTGTGTTACGATTGTATCACGTTCACAGTACTTCCTCATGTCTTCGTTGTAACTGTCGAACGCTCCGTCTTCCTCACCGTATGTCAGCTTGGTCAGGTTGTTCAGCCTCAGTCCCCACGCTTTCAACGAGTGACTACCTACTAAACTTTTATCGAAGTTATTTCGTAAGAAGTCGTCATTGCGTACATCAGGATGAATACATCTAGCCATCACCATCGTGTCCAATACTTTAACAAGCGGTGGATGGAAGCTGTACATCTTAGAGAGAGCAGGTAGATCAAACCCGATGACGTTGTGTCCGACGATTCGTTCTGCCTTAGCTAACTCCATTAGTCCGTTCTTAATACCAGCACCGTGATACGTTATCATCTTAGGCGTGGTAGGATCGTAGATAGATAGACAGTGAACCGTCTTTAAGTCAGACAAGTTCGACCAGTCCTCTATCGCATTTGTTTCTATATCAAAGAATAGTGTTTTCATTAGAATGGGTTGTTAGTTGTTGTTGTATCTTCGAAGACGTTCTTATCTTCTGTGTATCTTCCCGTGTCCGTGTCATAGTTAAGTGTGGTGCAATGTCCTGTCTGTCCGCTAAACCGATTTTTTAAGACTCGCACTCGTGTTTCATTGGATATTTTGTCGCTCTGTTGGTTACGTTCCAAGCCTATCACCATGTCCGACAGCTGTGCTATAGCCTGTGATCCACGTAGATGGTGTAGACTTACTCGTCCTCCTTCTTCGTGACCACTATCCACTCGCTTCAAGTGACTGACCAACACCATGCCACACCCTGTCTCTTCAACAAGACTCCTAAGTTTGGTCATCGTGTTATCAATCAATCGTCGTTCGTCGTCGCCTGCTATGCCACTGACAACAATGCTTAGGTGATCTAGGAATATCCATTTACAATCGAATCCTTTTATCAGATAACGTATCTTACCCAGCAAGTTGTCACTGTCCATACTTCCGAAGTGATCGTAGGTGTAGAACTTTCCGTTCCCTACTGTCTCTTCAAATGCAGGACGTAACGCTTCCGTATCTAGTTGTTCGTCTTCTAGGTGTAATGGTTTGTTCAGATGGATGCCCATGATACCAAGAGCTGTACGCCTGACGGATTCCTCCAGTGCTATATAACCTACCGTCTCGCCAAGACCAAGCAGGTGATGAGCAACCTCACGACAGAACAGAGACTTTCCTATTCCACTACCCGCGCATACCGTAACTAATTCTCCTAGTCTCATGCCGTGGGTTAACTCATTTAAACTATAGTACGGATACGGCACAGCTTTGTGTTCTTCAGTATTACTTACCAACTCCCACAAGTCCTTACCGTTTACGATTCCGTCAGGTCTGTACTCTCTTGCTTCATAAAGACACGACACCAACTCTTTCGACTTTCCTCCTGTCAACATATCAGACGGGTCCTTTAGTGGTAGTTCTGCGATGTGTGCTTTGCCGGGGGTCAGGAGTGCTGCACATTCAGCTGCTCCCTTCCGTCCGACATCATCCATATCAAAACAGAACACCACCTTCTCGAACCGTTCCAACCAGTCGATAGCTTGTGCCACGTGTTTCTTTGCAGCACTTGCTCCGTTCGGTACGCTGACCACTGGCCATCTGTTATCCATAGCCTGTGACGCACTCAACGCATCTATCTCTCCCTCGACTACAACAACACGACGTCCTCCTTCTTTCCACAGGTGCTGACCGTATAGTCCGATCAACTCACCACGAACACTGAAGTTCTTGTTAGCGTATCGTATCTTCTGAGCTACAGGTTTACCGTCTCGTGTCTTATAGTTAGCTATCTGAACATCTTCACCATTCAAACGACCGACCCAGTAGCCCCACTTACGACACGTTTCCTGTGTTAGGTTGCGTCGAGGTATTGCTTTGGGTTCGCCAGTTAAGAACTCTCTCGGTGTTGGTTCGCTCACTCGTCCTCCTTGTCCACTATAATTTTGACACACGAAACAATAGGTGCTTCCGTCGTCGTTGGTGGCTGCTCCGTCACTTGACCCACACTTGCTACAGGGTTGGTGCGTTTCTGTGAAAGCCATGACTTTGGTATGATTTTATCTGCATATATTATTCCTTTCTTTTCGCACCAACGAGCGTAAGTGGTGTCGCTTCCCTTCCGTATCTTATTCGCAGCGTTCATAAACACCATTCGTATATCTAGGTGTGGATGTTGCTCACGTACTAACAGATGTTTAGTTCTGTCCTCGACCGTCCAAACTCCCTTTGCCTCTATGATAATACCATTAGGCAGGATGAAGTCTGGCGTGTAGGTTGATACTTTTTGATACTCTATCTTTAGTGTCTCGTATTCAAAGTCGACACCACTACGCTGTAATTGGTTAGCTAATTTAGATTCGAAACCTGAACGATAACGGTTATTAGAAGTTCGCTGTGACTTCTGTCTCGCTCGTTTCTTCCGCATCGAATACTTGGTCTAGGGTTTCTCCTCCGTTAGCAATGAATCCTTCTTCACTGGTAAATCCGAATGCGTCTGCACTTGGTCCGTTGACTCCACCGTTCTTCAATTCTAACACTTGAACAGCTTGCAGATCAAACGATACTCCAAAATCTCCCATTGGTGTGTACCAAAACCTCGGACGGACAGCCATGTTGACCACGCTTCCACCCCATACCTGTACATCTTCCGGCAAGGGTTTACCTTGTGCGTCGAACAAAGCGATAGATAGACTGTAAGTTGTTCCGTCTTTTCTCTCACCACCAGCTTTTAACTTAGACTTCACAAGGAATCCACCGTCAGTCTCATTAACAGGTATCCCTTTTTGATTAATCTCTTTACCAGCGTTCTCTTCTTGTACTTGTTTCAACTCTTCCTCGTACAACGGACGCAACGTATTCTTTATCATCTCAGCTTGGTCCTTATCAATAACTAGATCACAACTGTACGTCCCGAACTTAGGTTCAAACCGTTTGTTAGGTGAATTTAGATGACAGTACTTAGCGATGCCTTTTACTTTTATTACTGGGTGTTTCTTACGTGATTTTATCATTTCTCTTAGTGTTTTTATTTTTTATTAAGACAGCAGGTACATTGCTCGATCTATTTGCGAGACGTCAAGCGTCCCAAGTTCAGGCAGGTCAGGCAACTTTGCTGTCGGGTGTTGATTCAATAACTCACATCTGAACTCGGCTAGTAAGTCAACTGAAAAGAAAGTCTTGTATGTTTTTCGTACATCTTGGTGTACTTTACGGGCGTTACAGGCGTGGCTTATGAAGCAGTCGTGAACAAACCCCATGTCGTACGCCATACCGTACGCTAATCGGTGAACAACAGCTGCATCTATGCCGTGTATAAAGTTAGCAGTGATTCCTTTGCGTTGTTCCTTCGGGTCGATCTCATCTGTGTCGTCCTCCAGTTCAACCGTTGTTGATATGTTACCGACTATTGTACGGCACTGTAATCGTTTCGTTTTTGTCAGTCCTTGTACCACTTTGTATCCACTCGGTGTGGTCCATCTGATTATCTGATTACCTATTGCATTGGCACAACCACGTAAGAACTGCTGAATACGGACAACACTCTCCAACTCCTCCCGTGCTACCGTGTTGAACTGTTCGGCTAGGTAATTGATAGCGTCGATGTTCTCTCCCTCTTGAAACGGATGGTTGTCACCAATGATACTTAAAAAGTTACTGAGTACGTGATAGTACGACTGCCCGTATGGTTTATTCATCACCGCAGCCTTAGCCATAGCTCTTGTTACTCCGTACTTGAACCATTCAGATGCTATATAACTCTCACTTGATTGCTCCTTCAAACGTTCGTACACAAGGTCAGCAATGTGTTGATACATATCTCCTACTGGTTGATCAGGAACTAGGTTGCAGTGCTTGGCGTGGCGTGTGTCCCGTAATAACAAATGCAATATCTGCATACCGTTGTTAGAGCAGTCCATACGTACAGGAAAGTGCGACACGTAACCATATCCCTCTTTTGTAAACTGTTGGTACTCAAGACAGAAAGCTAGGAATCCAAACGGTTCACTCGCTTCCATCCACCAGTCGTTAGTCATCGGGTCTTCGGCTGCTTCAAGGAACCACTTCTGATGTTTACCTACCCAATGCAACCGTTCTTCAATGCTTCCCTTTACACCCCATGCATTAGCTCCGTGGATCAACAGTCGTTCAAGGTCGTCTTCATCTACAACCTGTTGACCGTCACCGAATAACAACAGACCACGTGCTAAGTCATTACCTTGTGGATGGAGATAAGCTGGCATATAGTATACCCTGCCTCTGTAATCAACACGTGCCGGAAAGTAAACATCGTCCCACTCCCTGTACTTCTTAGCTAGGTGTAATATCTTGGCGTGTTGTAGCCTTTTGCTACGGTTACTTTCATTGCGTCGTCGTATCTTGTCCTGTTTAAACTTCCACTCCCTTAATTCTTCAGGTCGTTCGTGTCCGTTCTCAAGGTACGGTTGCAGTGGTATCTCATGGAAGTCAAAGACCCGTTCGAGTTCGTAACACTTTAGAGCAATATCTAAAATCTTCGTGTTAATTTTCCACTTTACCTGCTGTATGTTATTCACGGACACGTAAAGATTCTTCATGCTTGCGAACTCGTAGTTGCTACCGTTCGGTCGGTTCATAACAAACGGATCGTCAAAGCTCTCGTATCCTCCGCTGTAAAAGTCTACCCAGTCCCTCGGTTTTGTTGGCAACGCCATACGCATCGGATCAAGCATCTCTTTCCATGTGTCGTACCGTCGGACCCAATCACTGAACTTAGCTGAAAGCACCACGTCCTTGCGTAGCTTCTTACCAAATCGTTCGATACGGAACTCTATCAGTCCAGTGTGCGTAGCTATCTCACCTAACAACCACGCACCAAGTGATACCTTCAGTCGTTTCTCCCAACACGTAAAACGTCGGTTATTCTTTTCAACATTATAAAAGCGTTGCATCTTTGACCGCTTACTCTTTGCTTTCTGTACACTGAACATCTTATTCTTGGCAACCGTGTGTTCTGCTACCCGTTGTCGTGCTACCTCTTCAAATGCTTTCCCTACTTCCGATGCCATTCTGCTGAAGTGTCGGTCTTGTGAGTACATCTTATCTAGTACAGTCTTGAGTGCTATCTGTGCGACCATTTGAGGGTGAAAGTCGGCTATGTAACACAACCAAATCGGCATCGACGGACTATCATCGCTGGCAAATCGGTTAAAGAAGTCTTCAATAGGGTCGGCTAGTTGTGGTGCTAACTTACTTAACACACGCTTACTGCTGTCCAACTCAGACCCACGCTCACTCTCCTTATAAAACTGTTGGAACTGGCGATAGGTAGCTCTACCCCATCGTTTCATCTCGGCTTCGATTGCGTTCACTTTACTTCTTTTGTCAGTCGTTCTCTTTCGTCTTCGTTCATGTAACAAAACCAAGTTGGCGGACGAACACGAGGTCGGTCGCTGCGTACAACTTTCAACTCACTATCGTAACACAACTCATTATTACTCCAAAAAAAGTCGTACCCTTTCGTGACCAGTGCAGATATGGACTCGTCTAATTGTTCCAATACCTCGTGTTCGTCCGTTTCTTCCATGTTTGTTTAGTCTAGTGTTTGCTCGTACTGATCTATTACCCAAGCTTCGTACAAATCTTTAAGTTCCTGTCTCTCCTCGTCGGTTAATCCGTCGTCATCCTCGTAGTCAAGGAAGCTAGTTAGCCAGCTATCGTAGTCTCTCATAGTGTTATTTTGTTTCGTCATTTTTCACGGACACGTAAAGGTCGTATTTCTTTTGTTGCTCGTGGTCAAGAAGTTTCTGCAATTCTAAGTACAAAGGGAAGAATCGGTTATCTGGATCAATAAAATCCCCTCCCATCTCGTTTTGGTGGATGTAATACATAAGTTCCTCGATCATAATTGTCGGTTCTAAAGTTATCTCCCGGCTCATTACAACGCTATCCGTTTAAAGGTTGATGTGTCAGTATGTACGCACCCATCATCGGTTGAATGGTAAGTATCGTAACAGGTTACAATCCACTCTTCATCATCTTGCCATATGTTAAAGTCAACGAACCCATCAGGAGTCTCTATTGAATCCCAGTGGTCGGTTGATGGATCGGTTGAATTGATGTGCTGTTTTGCACGGACACGTATGTTTTCTTTTATATCGTCGGTTAGGTTTAATTTCATCGGTTCTTTTATTGGTTTATTAATCGGAATACAACATTGAAATGAATAGGATTCCAATGAATACGAAACAGAGTAAGGTTATCATTGACATTGTTCGGTTTCCTCCTTGTTCGCTTCGCTCTCATCGCATTCACTCGCTTTGCTCGATGATTGCTCTTCTTGTTCGTTGTTAATAGGATTATCGGTTGATTGGCGTATGCACCCCTCAATGGTTGAATAACTAGACGGAAAGCATAGATCAGCTAGGCAATCAACACATATATCTTCGCCCTCTTTGTCAGTACCTTGGAGCGTTAATCCGCAATGTTTGCATATGTTAGTCATCGGTTAAAACGGTACGCCCACAAAAAGGGCAAGGTGAGCCGTCAATCGGACAACTAAAGCCTTCATCACTCGGACATAAGTCAATAGGATGGTCTCGGTAAGTTGTCGAGCAACTGGCTGTTAAGAGTAACAATAGAAGTGGTAATAGTTTATTCATTTTGCGTTAAGTTGTCTTTTTCCCCTACATAATTCTTGGTATTCGTAATCACTCACTACATGAGTTTGAAAGTCAAGATCAGTTAGTTCTTTCTTCACGTACAAATTATAAAATCCTTTAAAATCTTTCTTTGGATGTTTAGATATTATGTACCAGTGATCGTTATTTGAATCGGTTATTTTTATTTTCATATAAGTTTTAAAATTCGGTTTCTAATATAGTTTTAATTGTTTCAATAGGTTTTCGGTCTCTTAAAGCTTGCAAGATATTATCGTTTTCAAGTGCTATGCTTGGTTCGATTAAGTATTCGTTGCAAAGTAGAATGAATTGAGTCTTTGTCATAGTGTTTTTATCGGTTAGGTAATTATTAACTTTCTTTAATGCAAAGGTACAAAAGCACAAGCCAGAAACCGCACGCCAACAGCGGAGAGGCAAGCAAGTAAAGTAAGAATGTCTTTTTAGATGTTTTAGGCATCCAGTTCATATCGTCGTTTTCGTTTTTCATATTTGTTTTAACTTTCTATTTGTTCAATTATTTCTTTAAGCTTGTCTATTGTAAGAATGAATCCTTTATTTACGCCTGCTTGCAAGTCATCAGTCAATTTTGCTTTAAGGATACCATATTTGCCGGCTTTATCTAAAAAGCGTAAATCAGTTTCATCCATTGAATAGCAATCCGGTAAAGATAAAGCTTGATCAATATCAGTAGAGACCACCGGAAAAGCAATTGATTGACCCCGGCTTAAAGCTTGTCGATAATGTTTTAACCTAGACTTTGCATTATTGCTGAAAGAGAAAGTCAAATGATAATTAGGCAAATCGATTCTATTCGGATTTTTTGTGTAGTCATAGAATTGAACATTAGGAAAAGAGTTGTAAATGTTTGACCAGTCAATGTCACTTGTTCCGTTCAGTCTCACAGCAAATTTCTTTTTATTCTTTTTTGCTCGCTTACTGGCAAGTTTAATTTCCTCAGTCAATACGCTTTCCGCTAAGTCTTTACGATAAATAGCAATCCATGACTTAACAATTCTAGAAATATTGATCTTATCTTTACCGGCACGCTTTTCTAGTAATCTGTGACCGGATTCAACCAAACATGCAAGCCGGCAACCGGTACTAGCAAACGAGCATAAATCTTTACCGGCGTTTTTACTTGCTGATAAATAAAGCACTAAAGTATCAAAATTTTCTTTCCTTCCCTTTTCTATCTTTTGTGAGCTATTCACGCCGGCAAAGTAAGATAATTGAAAGTCCTTTAAAAATTTAGATTTAGACTTAAAGTCATAATCAGCAAGAATATTCTCTACTTGTAATAAAATACCGAATTGCTTGACCGGTTCCGGTTCCTGTAAATATCTAGTTGCAAGTTCCTTTAACATAATAAAATTTCCTTTCTTTTTTGTATTAATTACCAAGCGCCAATTGATGACAACTTAACTCTATCTTTGTCTAGTAAAGCCAGAAATTGCGAAACCGGCGTTAATATTTCATCAATTGCTTTAAACAAGTCTTGCTGTGATCGATCCCAAAAAAACATGGTAGAGACTTCCATTTTATATGGATTTGCGTTACTAGTAATTGACCACCATAAAGCACAAAACAATTTTTTATCGTTAGTACTTTCAAACTTTTTAAGCCTATTGTTTAAAGTAGACTTAGAAACAAGAAATAAATCTTTATTGAATAATGTTGGAAGCATAGTCGCGCAATCGTTGCCAGTAATATGCTGTGGTAACCGGTCTCTAGTTATCTTTTTGAATGCTGATACAAGTGTATCGATTACGAGTTGTCTTTTGTCTTTTGTCATAAGTAATAGTTTTTTGTGAGTTGTTATTGGTTGTATTAATTAGATTTTGTTTCAAAGATTTTCTCGCTTTTAACGCCGTTGAAATGTACTTCAATACAAAACTTTCCATAAAGCCCACTTGCTAATTGCTTTGCTTTTTTAATGGCTTGGTCTTTGTCAAAGGTAAATCCTAATTGTTTAACAAAGCCGTGCTCGCTTCTTTGGTAGATGTAATATGTCATGAGTAATAAGAGTTAGAATTAATAAGTAATTCAAACAGCAATTACAGCATTACAAGAGTATTACGATAACAAACTATCAATCTGCATCACTTTGCTGTGTTTCTAATAACAACTATTAGCAACTCTTATCAACTATCAAAGCTACTAATGACTTCCATATTTGGTAAAGCATTTCCATATTTGGAAAAGAGTGACGCGATAAAACGATAAATCTAGATGCAAACTGGTTGCAACTAGCGAACGATTCAACCGGCAACCCTTGACGCAATTCGACTGGCTGATCTGTTGATTTGCGAACGATAGGCTAACAAGCTATAGCTACCGGCTGCCTCTTCTCATAAGTCATTAACAATCAACGCTTTATTTGCTTTACTCGTGTAAATTAGACATAATGACTATTATGCGAACGCTACTGGTAATCAACGATTTATGAAACAACTTTTAGAGCTATGCCCCGCCGGTAGTAAAAAACTAGGGGTGGCCAAGGGGTAAAAAACGACCGCGTATATAGCGTAAGCCGTTCAGATTTTTTCACCATTTTTTTGTCTGCAGTTTGATAACGCTTCGCTAACGTCTTTTTGAAACTACCTTTGCTGCATCTTATAAAAGGCAGCTA